CACCAAAATAGCCAAATGCTGGACTAGTTGATGTACTACTAGCAAAGTAATTACCATTTAGAAATACATTTTTACAAGAATAAACTCTGTACTTTCTCAAAGTTTCTGGTGTAATACCATAAGATGCCCACCAGTCTAATTCTTTTTGTGTAAAATCTTGCATTTCTATTTGGATTTGTGCTGCTTCGTGTGCAGTAATTGTTTCCTCACATACACTAACTTTAATTTTAGGTATGCATTGCTCCTGTCCACTGTTAAGTCCAAAATCAGAAGCTATTTTATTTAAAGCCTGACTGTAAGAGAGGTTAAACAATTGTCTAACCACTCCTACAAAGTCTGCTTTAAAACCTATTCCAAAATCATGAAACAGTAAAGCTCCATCTCTACTTCTAAAGAAAGAAGCAGTTGGTCTTTTATCATGTCTAATTGGACTTATAAATAAGCCCTTTTTAACAGGAACACCAAGATAAGTTTGCATATAGGTTTCTTCTGTGTTGTGTTCCAGAAGAAACTCTCTAGTAACTTTCTTTACTGTTTTTGGAATAGTAAATGTCATACCTTAGAGAAAGTTCATATTAAAATTAGTCTCTGGAACAGGTTGTTCTGCTACAGGATCAGTAGCAACACCTGCTAAAGGACTATCAGAAGGCATCCCTACTGGAGTAGGTTGTGCCGATGCCTCTCTTTCAATTCTTTCTTTCTCCTTCTTAGTCCAGGTAAGATTCTTACCAATTACAGTAGAAGCAGGATACAGTTGATTTTCCTTGTTAAAGTTAACAACTGTACCAGGAAGGATAGCTTCACCTTTAGAATTCTTGATTAACTTGATTTGACAAGTTTGACCAATGAAATCTTTAGTAGCAGCTACCATTGCAGCTCTTAAGGAATCCCAAGAGCTTAAATCATTTACTTCTCCTCTATCAATCTTCTCATTAAATGCAGGATTTGCAATAGCAAGAAGTTGCTTAAGAGTATAAAGCATCTGAACATTTGGTGAAGGATTAACAATATCACCTACAGAAGTCTTACTGATAACTGGCTGATCAGCCTTTTCATCAGGTTCAAAATAGGTCTTTACAAACTGTCCTTCACTATTAGAGAATTTAATTCTCATCAGTTTGTAAGTTTGTCCATTACTTGTGCTAGTAACATCTACAGATTCTACACCTTCAAATATTACTGCATGAATTTTATTACCCTCTAATGGAGCAGGGGCATTTGTTGGCTTAATGCCAGCTACAGAATTAAAACTAAATACCATAAATTAAAAAGCTTTTAATTATTCACCCGTATTATATTCATCAATCTTCTTGACAATATAATCCATATCATTATCTATCAGCATATCATCAAAACATCCAAGAGGGGTCTTGGCTGTGGTAGTACCATCAGACTGGGTGATAAGCTTATAACTGGGAGCACCAGTTGTTTCATCTTTACCAATTGTTGTGTAAAATACATAAGTGAACAAGCCTTCAAGAGTAACCATGTTATCAAGCATTTTTCCAACAGTCTTCATCTTGTAAGATGGAGCTTCTGGAGTGCCTATATTTTCAGCATGAGTCAAGACAAAAATCTTGAGGTCATCTCTCATCTTTCTTGCTCTATCAATTACCTTATAAAAATGAGAAGCAATTTGTACAAATTTGTCATAAGATTTCTCCTGACTTCTTTCCATTGCTTCAAATGCCATAAGATATTGTGTATCCTCCAACACAACAACTTTAATATCTTTTCTTTGTTTATCAACATATTGTAATAAAGTATCAATCTCATCTACATTAGATGTATTGTGTAAATTACCACTAAGTTGACCATTTTCATTCTTTTTCAAGAATGGATATTTAGTTTTCCATCCTTTAAAAGGAAGTGGTTTACCAGCCACATTGATAATAAATGTGCTAGCTGGGTCAAGTGTTCTTATAGAACTTGATTTACCTGACCCAGAGTTTCCTACAATTGCAATTAACTCTGCCATTATTATAAATTTTTATATTGTTCATATAACTCTGGATGTTCTTGCAGTTCAGATGGAGATGGAAGTTGTTTCCATAATCCAGTCTCCCCATAGAAAGCAGTACCCATTGCCACATCAGCAATACCAAATCTTTGTTTTAGCAGTAAAAGCATTCTAGCTCTATCAGCATTATCTCCAAGTTGTGAGAAATCATATCCACAGCATCTGAGATTTCTTTCCCTTGCTGGATGGTAAATAGCTACCACAATCTCTGCTGCTTGTGCTGTACTAGAGGTATCAGAAAAGTCTTCCATTGAAACTAAGTTCCATTGACTTTTTCTTCTTTCAATACTTTTGAAATTTCTATTTAACTGTTGAACAAGTGCCCAAGAGGACTTGGTTAAATTTTTAGCTTCCATTACAACTTGAGATAATTCATCTATCTCTTGTTTATCAGTATGTCCAGCAGATTTAGCAAGTAATTTAACATGGTCCACAACAGCTACTAAAAACTGTTTAGGATTATTAGGTATATATGTTGTATTTATACCATCTGTTTCATACTTACCAAATCTTTCACTCCATGATTTAAAAGCTACACCAATTTGTTGTGCAGTTAATTGTTTCTCAATTATTGTACATTTTTTCTCTAGTTCTATTAACCAATTCTTTGAAGCTTCTACATATTGTAAATCTTCATCAGAAATAGGTTCATTTAGAGATAGAATTGTAGAATAAGAAATTACTTTATGATATGTTTCATGAATATAAAGAGAAAGTAATTTAGCAAGAAGCACTTCTTTACTCATCTCAAAAGAGAATAATAAGAAGTTAACATCTAAACTATTATCTTTATCTTTATTTTTAAGATAGTGCATAAATGGGGTATATACATTTGTATACAGCATCAAAGTAGTTTTACCACTACCAGAATCACCACCAAACAAAGTAAGCCATCCTCTTTGTATTCCATAAGTATATCTATCAAGTTTTGGTAAACCTGATGGCAAACCTATGTTCAAACCTTCTTTACCCCTTTTAATGCTATTAAATAGTTCTTCTATCATATAACTTTAAAGGGATTATAATCAAAGGTTTCTTCAATGTCTTCTTTTGCATCTCTTATCTGTTCAAGTTCTCTCCATTTCATAGAGATCACAAATTCACAGATACCATAAGAAATTTCATTATTCTCTATTGCCCACTGCAAAATATCCAGTACTTTCTGATGCACTTCTGGATTAAATTTTATACTTTTACCATAGGCAAAGCAAAAATCATC